CTTGGAGCAGCATTAAGTGCGGCCAAAGGTACGATTTTTGACCTGTACATTGACAATACCGGTGGCGCAAACACAGTAACTATTGCTGTTGCCACCAACGGCATTCTGTCTACCGCCGCTGTTGACACTGCGGGTTCCTTTGGTGACCTGACAGTTGCCTCTGGCGCAACGGGTCTTGCCCGTTTTACCCTCATGTTTTCAAGCGCCACCGCATACGTCTTTACACGTACTGCCTAACCAGGAGCGGACATGAGCAACAGCAATATCCAGGCAGTCACAAAGACTGTGGATGCACATGCAATTGCCGGTCGTACAAGGGTAGCCGGCATCTATTTCACAAACACGGCAACGGCCGGAACAGTTACTTTAAGGAATGGCAGTACTGTTGGAAGCACGGCATTGTTAACTCTGACCACCGCCGCTGTGGCGGGAGCCACTGACATTCTTTTGCCGGACCAAGGAATTCTCTTTGACTCAGGAGTATTTATTGATGTCTCTGGTGTTGAAGTTACCAGCGTGACACTGTTCTTTTATGGTGGAGCAGCGCAGTAATGGCTAAGAAAGGCCCTTCCCTTTCGGTTGGGCGTGGTGAGAAATTGCCCGTCTCCAAGGGGGCGGGCTTGACTGCCAAAGGCCGTGCCAAGTACAACGCAGCCACCGGCAGCAACCTCAAGGCCCCACAGCCCAAGGGCGGACCACGCAAAGACTCGTTCTGCGCGCGCATGGGCGGGATGCCGGGGCCGATGAAAGATGAGAAAGGCAAGCCGACCCGCAAGGCGGCTGCTTTAGCAAGATGGAAGTGCTAGGAGTGCGACATGGCTAAAAAACTATCTTCCTTTGAAGAAGCGTTTAAAGAAGCTCGCGCTGAGGGCAAAAAGACGTTTACGTTCGACGGCAAAAAATACGGCACAGTCACTGCGGACGATGAGCAAAAACGGATTGACAAACTTGGAAGCGTAAGTCGGCAATCTGGCCCGCCTACTACAACCCAAGGTGCCACCTATCCCAAAGCGTCCGCCTCAAAGCCAAAAGACAAGGGCAGTGAGCCAAGCGAGATGGTCAAAGGCTTCCGTGCCGCCCGCGAAAAGTTTGGTGACACGCCCTTTGTGGATGCCCTGATGAGCGCTGGCAAGGCGGGCATTGCGTTGGAAGGCGGCAAGCTGCTTGGGCCAGCGGGAAGAGCATTGGGCGCGGCAGCTAAAAAGATGGTATCTGAAGACCGTCCTTCGCCCAGTTCTCTCCGAGAAAAAGACCCGCCATTCAGCACGTTTGATACCCTCAGCCCAAAGAATCAAGCGGCGTCTCAGGCTTACCGCAATGCTTATGACGACAGGCCGGGGCCAATGAAAAAAGGTGGCTTGGTAAAACAACCTGCCAAAGGCGGACCAGTCAAGCTCTCTGAAGCAGCAAGGCGCGGAGATGGAATAGCCATACGGGGCAGAACAAAAGGAAAGCTGTACTAAATGGACCTGAACTCAGCATGGTCGCTTGCCTTGACCCTAATAACCGGCGCACTTGGCTTCTTGCTCAAAGACAAATTTGAGGAACTCAAGCGGCTAGACATACTGCTCAATAAAACACGAGAGGAAATTGCCCGTGATTACACCACTCAAGCAGAAGTGCAGAGAGTTACTGACCACATTGACCAGCGGTTTAACCGCCTTGAAGCAAAAATTGATCAACTTATTCAGCAAGCAAAGTAAGGAGCAATGATGGCAACCTCGAAACTAAAGATGGTCAAAAAGGGCGGCAAATCTGTGCCTGCTTTTGCGGCCGATGGCATTGGCAAAATGAAAAAAGGCGGCGCGGTAGGCATGCATAAGATGCCTGGCGGCAAGATGATGAAAGATTCTGACATGGGCGACAAAATGGGTCGTGCTGTTAAACGTAAAACGGCCGACGTTAAAGGCCGTGCAATGAAAAAAGGAGTTTGATATGGCTGGACGTGGAATGGGAGCTGCTTCGCGCGGCGGCGGTGCTGTTGAAAGCGGCCCCGCAAACAAGATGATCTCTTCAACGAGCACCTCTACGGGTGTTCCTATGATGGCGAAAGGCGGCATGGCCAACAAAGGCAACGTCAACGAGCACAAGCGCATGGCCATGGGCAAGCCCATTGGCAAAATGGGCGGCGGCATGATGACCAAGGGCTATGCCGCTGGCGGCATGATGTCCAAAGGCTATGCTGCTGGCGGCGCGGCCAAAAAGATGTCCAAGGGCATGATGGCGGGCGGTAAACGCGCTAAGTAATGGCATACCTCATCAGCAACATCCCGTATTTCAAGTGCTGGGTTAGACGTGAGTTTACCCACATGCATCAGAAATACCATGGCGAGTATTTGCACGCAAATGTCATTGCGGTCAACGTCATGCCGGATCGTTGCTTGAGTTTTCAGCTTGTATTTACTGGGTGTGAGAGCCAGGTAGATGGCTCTGAAAACGTGCATGGAGGGGCTATGTGGGCGCGCATGCCAATTACAGCGCTGGTGGGAGACATCCCACTGGAGGAGTGGCCGGATCGCATGCCCACACATCTGGCGCAGCCTTGGGACTGTCCGTCGCATCATCACACGGTGATAAAGTTTGCCCGCACCAGCCCCAGCCCTTGGCTGTGCAAGATTGACGGTGAATTTCACACCGGCAGATATCTGTTCACCGTGGACTACGCCGAGAGCGAGGTGGCCGATTGCCCTGCACAACACAAGCAAAGTCATGTTTTGATTTTGACTGATGCAGGCAAGTGGACGGGGAATATTGTGGCGTTGCCAAACAACCGCGTTAGGGTTACAAGCCCTGCGTTTTGGCAAACAGGAGAAAGTGCACCTGATTTCAGGCCTAGTCAGTGGACCCACTGTGCGGAGCAGGATGACTCGTACATGGATGCGCAAGCAACATTTGACAACTTGTACAGCAAATGACCACCTCCAACACCACCACATTTGACCTGTCGATTGATGACTTAATCGAAGAGGCATTTGAGCGCTGCGGCATGAGGCCGACCGCCGGGTATCAACTCACGTCGGCACGTCGCTCGCTCAACCTGTTGTTTCTTGATTGGGCCAATCGCGGGTTGAATTTGTGGACCATTGAGCAAGCTACTTTTGCCCTAGTGCAGGGAACCAGCAGCATTTCGTTGCCGACCGACGTGGTTAATGTGTTAGAGGCAATTATTCGCCAAAACAACCAGGGCATCAACACGGACGTCTACATTGAGCGCATCAGCCGGGAAGACTACCTTAACGTGCCTGACAAGACTACACAGGCCCGCCCTGCTCAGTTTTACGTAGAGCGCACCAATACTCCCAAGGTGTACTTCTATCCCGCAGCGGACCAGAACTACACCTTCGTGTACTACCGCATTCGTCGCATCCAAGACGCCGGCGCGTACACCAACACTTCCGATGTGAATTTCAGATTTTTACCCTGCTTGGCGTCGGGCCTGGCGTACTACCTGGCACTCAAGTTCGCTGCTGACCGGGCGGGGGCCTTAAAGGCTATCTACGAGGAAGACTTCCAGCGCGCGGCCCTGGAAGATCGAGACACCGCCAGCGTGCAGTTTGTACCGGACTTGGGGGTATGACATGGCATTCGCAACGGGCATACATTCCTACGGACTGTGCGACTACTGCGGGCAGCGGTACAAGTACAACAACCTGCGCAAGAACTGGCGTGGCTTTATGGTGTGCCCCGACGACTACGAGCCGAAAGAACCCCAGCTCGAGCCGCTTCGTTACAACGGGGACGCCATTGCATTGCGTGATCCGCGTCCCGACCGCATCGAGCCCGTATCTGTTTTTGTGGGCGCACCGGGCTTTACGGCGTTTCAGAGTTTTGGAAGCGTTCGAGGTGGCACCAACATGCAGCCGTACATCCAAGACCAGGCGCTCATCGCGCAAGGCGTTGTTGGCAAAGTGACTGTGAGCATTACATGACCTACGACGAGCTTGTCACCAACATCCGAAACTACACCGAGGTGAACAGTAACGTGTTCACGGCAGCGGTGATCAACACGTTCATCACCATGGCGGAGAACCAGATTCTTCGCGAGATTGACCTGGATGTGTTCAAGCTCGAGGTGACAGGGAGCATGACCCAGGGCAACAGGTTTCTGACTGCTCCTACTGACCTTTTGACGCATCGGTACCTGATCCTGACACCCACCAGTGGCGATCAATTATTCCTGGACTTCAGAGACACGTCCTTCATGAAAGAGTACTGGGCCAACGGCACTACGCAAGGCACGCCCAAGTACTATGCCGTGTGGGACCAGAACACGTTTTACATTGCACCCACGCCGAATCAGAACTACAGTGTGGAGCTGGGATATATTTATCGTCCAGCGCAGCTGTCGTCGACCAATACGACCACGTGGATCAGCAATAATGCACCTGAGGCGCTGTTGTACGCGTGTTTGATTCAGGCCTACAGCTACACGAAAGGACCCGCTGAAATGATGCAGTACTTCCGTGGGGCCTACAAAGAGGCCATTCAAGGTCTGGGCGCAGAGCAACAGGGCCGTCGCCGCCGTGACGAATATCGTGATGGCATGCTTCGTATTCCACTTAAATCGGATTCACCCGGACCATGATCACAGCACCAGCAACCGTACATGTAGGCAGCGTTTTTGTCGAGACCACGCAAGAGCGCGGTTGGACGACAGAAGAACTGGCCGCGCGCGCTGCCGACAAAATTATCTATGTTGGTGATCAGTCGCATCCTGCGGTGCAAGCCCAGGCAAGAGCTTTTAAAGATAGCGTCAAGCAAGTTGTGGCGTTTTACCTGAGAGAGGCGGTTGAACAAGACCGAGCAACTATCGCCCTGCGCCTGCGCGAGGCAGGTCACCCCGACTTGATTTATTTGTTAGGAGATTAAAAATGGCATTTTCAGGCAATTTTTTGTGCACCAGTTTCAAAGTGGAACTGATGAGAGCTGTACACAATTTCACAACCAGCACGGGTAACACGTTTAAGCTAGCTTTGTACGACAACAGTGCATCCTTCACTGCAGCAACGACCGCCTACACGGCCACCAACGAGGTAGCTGCATCAGGCTCGTATTCTGCTGGTGGCGGCGCATTGACCAATGTCACGCCTACGTCCACTGGGACCACCGCGTTTACGGACTTCGCTGATTTGTCGTTTACATCGGCGACCATTACAGCTTTTGGCGCGTTGATTTACAACGACACGGCCTCAGGTGATCCCACTGTTTGCGTATTGGACTTTGGCGGTGCAAAAACGTCCACCAGCGGCACGTTCACCATCATCTTCCCAGCTGCTGACGCAACCAACGCCATCATCCGAATCGCCTAAGGGGCGGTGACGTGGCAGATGCAACCGTTGCTTTTCAAGGCTGGAATGCATCCGGCGTAGGCTGGGGCGAACAGCCCTGGGGGGAGGGTGTTCTTGACATCAAGGCCACTGGGTCTGTAGGTTCTGTGCAGGTGACCGTTGACGCGGTCGTTTTAGTTTCTGGGGTAGGCGCAACGGCCTTTTTGGGCCAAGTCACAGTTCAGGCCAACGCTGATGTCGCGGTTACGGGGGTGAGCGCCACGGGTCAGGTTGGCCAGGTCACCTTGACGGGTGATGCCAGTGTCACGCTCACGGGCGTGCAGGCCACGGGATCAGTCGGCAGCGTTACGGTGGCCGCCAATGCGGACGTGTTTGCTGTTGGGGTGCAGGCGGTTGGCCAAGTTGGATCAGTCAACCACCAGGCAGATGTTGGCGTCAATGTCACTGGTGTTGCCGGCACGATGGCTATTGGCGCAGTGGCTATTGAGACGGTCACAAATGTGCCTGTTACAGGGCTGCAGGCCACGGGATCAATCGGCAGTGTTACGACGGCTGCCAACGCGAACGTATTTGTTACGGGCGTGCAGGCGGTGGGCCAGGTTGGAAACACACTGGTCTGGAGTGTAATAGATGACAACCAGACGCCGAACTGGCAAAATGTGGATGATTCACAGTCAGGTAGTTGGGTCGTTGTCAATGATGGAAACACAGTAATTTGGACTCAAGTCCCAACGTAAAGGAAGAACATGGCAAGCAGTTATTCAACCAACCTTAAGATTGAGTTGATGGTTACAGGTGCGGACTCAGGCACCTGGGGCACCAACACCAACACCAACTTAGGCACGGCCATAGAGCAGGCTATCATTGGCTATGGCAACCCTGACTACACGTCGGATGCAAATTTAACCATCACCATTACCAACAGCAGCGCCTCACAGACGGCACGCTGCTTAGTCCTGAATGTGACCTCCACGTTTGGTAGCTTGACCGCCACTCGCGAGTTGGTAGTTCCTACCATCCAAAAGCAGTACATCGTTCAGAACAACACGACCGGTAGCCAAAGCATTACCGTAAAGACCTCTGCTGGCACTGGAATTACCGTCCCTACCGGTCGTAAAGCGCACCTGTATGTAGACGGCACCAACGTCATCCAGATGTTTGACTTTGTCGACATAAACGGCGGCGCGATTGACGGGACGCCCATTGGAGCGGCTTCTGCCTCTACTGGCGCGTTTACCACCCTTAGCGCCAGCAGCACCACCAATCTGTCCGGTTTAACCGCTTCCACAGCTTTGGCTCTGGACGCCAGCAAAAACGTAGTGAGCGTGACCAACACGGGCACGGGTAGCAACGTCCTTGCTACCAGCCCTACGCTGGTCACTCCCGCACTTGGTACGCCGTCTGCCCTGGTAGGCACGAATATCACGGGCACTGCGTCAGGGCTCACGGCGGGAAATGTCACTACCAATGCGAACTTAACTGGTGATGTCACATCGATAGGAAATGCGACTACGCTGACCAATGCACCAGTTATTGCAAAGGTTTTGACAGGTTACGTTTCTGGCGCTGGAACAGTTGCTGCTACAGATTCAATTCTTCAAGCCATTCAAAAATTAAATGGTAACGATGCAACCAATGCTAATTTGACGGGTGCAATAACGTCTGTAGGCAATGCAACATCATTAGGTTCATTTACATCACTTCAACTATCTGGTGCGCTAACTGACGAGACTGGCACAGGCGCAAACGTATTTGCTACCAGCCCTACGCTAGTCACTCCCATTTTAGGTACTCCTACTAGCGGGACTTTAACTAATGCAACCGGCTTGCCAATTTCCACAGGTGTCAGCGGTTTAGGTACGGGTGTTGCGACTTTTTTGGCAACCCCATCGTCTGCCAATCTTGCTGCTGCGGTAACTGACGAAACAGGTACAGGCGCGCTGGTATTTGCCACCAGCCCCACGTTGGTCACTCCCGCACTTGGTACGCCCTCAGCCGCCGTTTTAACCAATGCAACAGGCTTGCCAATGACTACGGGGGTCACCGGCATACTACCAAGCGCCAATGGGGGTACTAATCAAGCAACCGCCATTTTTGCTGGTGGCCTCATCCAAGTCGCAAAAGTGGCGGCTCTCCCCGGTTCACCTGACGCTAACACTCTTTACATTGTCACACCATGAAAATAGATTTTGAATTTACCACTGCCCAGGGTCTTTTCCGCGATGCTTTGCACTTGCCGGATGATCACACATTCACTGATGACGAAATCCAGGCCATGAAGCAGCAGCGCGTGGACAATTGGATTGCCGTGGTAACTGCGCCTTCCGTAGAGCCGAATACGGTAGAGATCGACGGCGTAACGTATGAAAAAATTCAGATTGACGGACAGACTGTACTAAAGCCCGTGGAGGCATAACATGGCTGATCGCTATTGGGTTGGTGGGGCTGGGAGTTGGAACACTACAGCTAAATGGAGCACCTCGTCGGGCGGCGCTTCTGGCGCTTCTGTTCCAACCTCAGCCGACAACGCAATTTTTGATGCTAATTCAGGCAGCGGCGCTACTCACTACACTGTCACTGTCACGGATAGCGCAACCTGCACCAACCTGACTTTTGCGCCCGTTGCCGCTGATGGGGTAACTCAGTTTTCCATTGGCACCGGTTTTGTTATTACAGGCACGTTTGCGACCAACGGCACGGCTGGCAACCGCCGCGCATGGTTTCGCTCTTCCACATACGGGCTGATGCGGGATATGCAGATTGCCACTGTGGGCACTGTGACCGACGTAGATTTCCGCGATGTACGGGTTACTGGCGCGGGCGGCACGCTCTCAGGTACGCGCATCGGTGACTTGCGGGGTAATAGTAATATTACGTTCAGCACTGCCAAGATCGTGTACTGGAATCTTGCAGGGGCGCAGAACTGGTCAGCAAACGCTTGGGCAACTACATCCGCAGGAACTCCGTCAACCGACAACTTCCCGTTAGCGCAAGATACCGCAACATTTACCAATGCGGGTAGTGTTACTGGAAATATTACCTTTGATGCGGCTATTCCCTACACGGGAACGGTAGATATGTCTGCTCGAACGACTGCGGCTCAGTTACTTACAAATACAACACAAATTATTTACGGAAACTGGTCTAATGGTTCTGGCATTACCTTTGCTGCGGGAAGCGGTACTTTTACTTTTTCAGGGCGTAACACGCAAACAATTACCAGTGCCGGTAAAACTTTTCCCTGCGCTCTTACTTTTGATTCCTACGGCGGCTCGGTTGAACTTGCAGATGCGTTTAATATTAGTAACAGCACTTTAACTGTCACCAACGGAACGTTTGACACCAAGAATTACAACGTCACTGCTGGCATTTTGTCATCCAGCAACTCAAACGTCAGAACCATCACTCTTGGGTCAAGTACGGTTACGTTGAGTGGTGACGTAACTTTTACCACATCCACAAACTTGACGTTCAATGCAGGAACATCGTCAATTACTCTTACATCTACTGTCGGCACTATTAACGGAGGCAATCAAACTTTTTATGCTGCGTCTTTTTCCAGTTCTGGGGGTTTCCAACATGCCATTAGTCAGTCCAACACTTTTAACAGCTTGTCAATTACGCCACCCGCATCCTCTGATGTAGGCGAAGTTTTATTTACCGCAAACCAAATAATTACAGGAACGCTAACCTGTGCGGGCGCTTCAGTTATTCGTCGCATCTCGTTAAAGAGCGGCACAACTGGCACTACCCGCACCTTAACCGTAGCAACACTATCCGCTGACGACTGCGACTTCCGTGACATCACTATTGCAGGAGCAGCCGCTGGTAGCTCTCCAACCCGTGCTGGAGACTGCGGCGGGAACACAGGCATCACGTTCCCTGTTGCAAAAACTGTTTTCTGGAACTTGGCTGGAGCGCAAGATTGGTCTGCTACGGCTTGGGCTACAAGCTCTGGCGGCACTCCTGCGCTTAACAATTTCCCATTAGCCCAAGACACTGCGGTGTATGACAATACAGGAAGCGTTACAGGAACAATCACCATTAACAAGGCTTGGAACATTGGTACGTTTGATGCGTCACTACGAACCAGTGCAATGACGCTGACAAACGGTAGTAACGCTGTAGCAGTTTATAGCGACTGGAAATTTGGTACAGGTATTACGTTCTCGGCAACCGCTAATGGAACAATCACTTTTGGTAGCCGAGGAACTCAAACCATCACCAGCAACGGCGTGACGTTTGGTTGCCCTGTAACCATTGACTGCATTGCAGGAACTGTTCAACTTGCTGATGCTTTAGCTCTTAACTCTGCTCGGCGATTGACCCTGACCAGCGGTACGTTTGATGCTGTGACGTACAACGTGACATCAGGTTTGTTTACCGGCGGCGGGACTGCTACGTTAAAAATGGGTTCTGGAACGTGGACTCTCTCCGGTACTGGTACTGTTTGGAACATGGGTTCCGCTGGCGCATCGTTTAACTTGTACAAAGGAACTGCCAATATTGTTTTGTCTGACACAACTACTGGCGCCAGAACTTTTGACGGTAGCGGCTTCTCTTTTGGGAAACTTACTATTGGTGGTGCAACTGGCATATCAACCCTGACTATCAACGGTAGCAACCAATTCACCGAACTTGCCAGTACTAAAACCGTAGCCCATACCATTGCCCTTGGAACAACCACACAGACGTTTGGTGCTTGGACAGTCACTGGCACTGTTGGCAACGTAGTCACGGTGACGGGTACAGGGGTTAGTCATGTAATTGCGGGTTCGCGTGTATCCGGTGTTGACTACCTTGCAATGGGAACGATTGGCTTCATAGCCACAAGCCCTGGCGAGTTCTACGCTGGCGCCAATAGTACGGGCACAGGCACAGGCGTTATCCTGACCGCTGCCCCTACCGCTACAACCCGCTACTGGGTGGGCGGTACGGGTACATGGACTGCGGCAAGCACAACCAACTGGTCAACCTCCTCTGGGGGAGCGTCTGGCGCTTCTGTGCCGACATCTGCTGATGCTGTGATATTTGACACGCTTTCCAATGCAACTGGTTACACCGTCACTTGCACAGCCACGCAGCTTCGGTGTGCTGCATTGACCTTTGCTGGCCCCGCAACGGGCAACGTGACATGGGCAGGTACTGCGCCATTAGCAATCCACGGAAACTTTGCATTGCCAGCTACTGGGTTGACTCGGACATTTACGGGAACAATCACGCTATCAAGTTCATCTACAGGCAGGACATTTACAACCAACGGCATTACTCTTGGTCAAGACGCTGTTGTCAACGGCGTTGGTTGCGGGTGGACGCTGGGTAGCGCGTTAAATTTAACTGGTAGCGGTGGTGGAGCAATCACTCTGACAAACGGACAGTTTAGTTTTTCCACTTACAACTTTACAGGGCAACAAATAAGTTCAGACAATGGAAATTCACGAACTATAGATTTTGGAACAGGGACAACTTCTCTTTCTGGTACTAATGGAATTTTATTTGGAACCACCGAAACAAACAGAGCAAATTTAACTTGCACAGCAAGCACATCACAAATAAATTTAACCGGAGCAAATACAAATTTAACAGGAAACAACCAGACGTTTTACAACGTCAGTCACACTGCTGCGGCCCCAACTAGTTTTACATTAGCTGGCGTAAACACATTCAATAACCTATCTTTTGCGGGTAGGACAACTGCTGGCATTGCTAGTGTCACCATCAGTGGCAACCAAACCATCAGCGGCACTTTGACACTCTCGGCAGGCACAGACGCAACCATGCGTAACTTTGTGCAGTCCAGCACCATCGGCACAACACGAACACTGACCTGCGCTGCATTTGCTGGGACTGATGCTGACTTCCGCGACATCACTATTGCTGGTGCTGCGGCTCCCGCAAGTGGCACTCGGCTCGGTGACGCTAAAGGCAACAGCGGCATCACGTTTGGCGCAGGAGCTACAAAGTATTGGAACCTTAACGCTGGCGGTAACTGGGGAGGTGCAATAGGCTGGGCTACATCAAGCGGTGGATCACCGGCAATCAACAACTTCCCGCTTGCACAAGATACCTGCCTTTTTGAGGCAACGGGATTGACCAGCGGAAACACGGTCACCATCAACGCTGCCTACAATATTGGCACGATAAATATGTCTGCCCGTACCAGCAACACGATGACGCTGGCAATAGGTTCGACTCTGCCATTTATTTATGGCAACTTGATTAATGGAACAGGCGTTTTGTTTAGCGGGGCAGGCCCAATAACTTTTGCTGGGCGTACCAGCCAAACAATTACCAGTGCTGCGGTTAATTTGACATATAGCGTCACGGTTGAAAGCCTAAGCGGGTCGTTAACATTACAAGATGCGTTTAACACCAGTCGTACTCTTACGCTAAATTCGGGAACATTTGACGCTAACAACTACAACGTCACCCTCGGGCTAGGCTTTACTTCTGTAAACAGTAATACTAGAACACTAGCCGTAGGCTCAGGTACTTGGACAAGTACAGGAACTGGCACTAACGGATGGACTACCTCTACATCAACCAACCTCACAGTCACGGGCACGGGCACAATCAGTCTAACCTCTGCATCTGCCAAAACTTTTAGTGGCGGCGGCGCTTCCTACTCGGGCATCACCGTAAATCAAGGTGGCGCAGGCACGTTGACAATCTCAGGCAACAACACCTTTGCCAACATCAGCAACACCTACAAGGCCACAGGTGCAACAACCATCAATATGGGCACAACCACTCAAACGGTGGGTAGCTTCACTGCATCTGGCGAGGTTGGCCGAGTCCTGACAATTCAAGGTACATCATCAACCAGCCCCTGCACGTTGGTTTACACGGGCGTTGGGCAGGCCACATCCGCCACGACTGACTACCTAACCATAACGGGAGTTCGTGCGTACCCTCTGGCAACAACTTTTTATGCTGGGGTGAACTCGACCAACAACGGGTCGCTGGGTTGGTTGTTCACCGCACCTGTTTCGGTGTCAAGCATCTTCTATGGCTCAACTAACGTCACCTCAATCTTCTATGGAAGCACGCCAGTGACAGCTATCTTCTATGGCTCTGCTCAAGTGTTTTAATATTTGCGAAAGACAGAAATGATCCCAATCCTCGGTGCATTACTCGGAACCCTTGCAGAAAACGGGCTGGGGCTGCTTTCTTCAGCTATCCAGGCCAAGGGCAAGGAAGTCGTGGAAAACACGCTGGGCATCAAGATACCCGACAACCCTACCCCGGAAGACGTTGCCAGGCTGCGCGAGTTGCAGTTCCAGCATGAAGAGCGTTTGCTGGAGTTGGGCATTGAGAAGGCCAAACTGGAAATGGCTGAACTTGAACTGCTTGCCAAGGCCGCACAGTCCGACGCAGAGAACATCACCAATCGCTGGAAAGCGGACATGTCCAGCGACTCCTGGCTGTCGAAAAACATCCGGCCCATGAGCCTGATTGCCATTTTTACCATGTACTCCGTGTTTGCAATGATGAGCGCCTTCGGATACAACGCCAACGAGAGTTACGTACAATTGTTGGGGAATTGGGGAATGCTCATTATGGGTGCCTACTTCGGTGGGCGTACTGTCGAGAAGCTGGCTGAGATGAGGAGCGCAAAATGAGCCTGAGCCAAGAACAAGCAGCCTTTCTGCGGGACATGTGCCGACTCGTGGAATACGCGTCTGCCCAGGGCTTTTTGGTCACCGGCGGGGAACTTGCCCGCACGCCCGAGCAGCAAGCCGTTTACGTCAAGACAGGTCGTAGCAAGACGATGAACTCGCTGCATTTAAAGCGCCTGGCGGTGGACCTTAACTTCTTCCAAAATGGCAAGCTGATCTACGACAAGCAGATACTTGCGCCACTGGGTGCCTACTGGGAATCCCTGCACCCCCTTAACTCTTGGGGCGGAAATGGCATTAAGCTCCTGGACACGCCACACTTCAGCCGAGGTGATGGAAAACCTGAATGGAGACGCGTCACATGAAGAAAAATAACTCTCAGCCTGCAGTGGTCAAAAAAGCAACAGGGGGAGGCTTGTATGCCAACATTGCCGCAAAAAAGAAACGTATTGCGGCCGGCTCTGGTGAATCAATGAGAAGTCCAGGCTCTAAAGGCGCGCCTAAGAAATCTGATTTTGCCAATGCGGCTAAAACTGCTTCGTACAAAGAAGGCGGTGAGGCAAAGTCCACGGTCAACGCTGCGGGCAACTACACCAAGCCTGAGTTACGTAAGCGCATTTTCAACGCCGTGAAGGCAGAAGCCACAGCAGGTACTGGCGCAGGGCAATGGAGTGCCAGAAAAGCACAGATGGTGGCGCAGCGCTACAAAAAAGCTGGCGGCGGATATAGGGACTGACATGAAAGCCCCTCAAAAAAGCCTTAAAGATTGGGGCGATCAGAAATGGCGCACTAAGTCAGGAAAGCCTTCGAGCAAAACCGGCGAACGCTACTTACCCGAGGCCGCAATCAAGTCCTTGACGCCTGCGGAGTACGCTGCCACAACCCGTGCAAAGCGTGCTGGCAAAAAGGCCGGGAAGCAATTCGTAGCGCAACCCAAGACCGTTGCAAAGAAAACAGCAGGGTTCAGATAATGCCACTTCTTCGGCTCTTCCTCAAGCCAGGTGTCGACAAACAAAACACCGAGTACGGCGCGGAGGGCGGCTGGGTCGACAGTGACTACGTGCGCTTTCGCTATGGGCTGCCAGAAAAAATGGGCGGATGGACGCCGTTTGATGGCACGCAGGTGAGTTTTGTGGGTTCTACCAGTGACATTTTTACATGGAACGACCTGGAGGGCTCACCCTACGTGGCCCTTGGAACAAATCGCAAGGTCTATGCCTTTAATGGTGGCACGTGGGCCGACATCACTCCCATTCGGGCCACGGGTGCATGTACTTTTAGCACCACCAATGGCAGCACTACAGTAGTCGTCAATGATGCGGCCCACGGTGCAATTGAAGGGGACTTTGTTACCTTTAGCGCCGTCACTGGCAACCCGGGGGGTATCCCCAATGCCAATCTCACAAACGAGTTTGAGATTCAGGAAATACTTACTACCGGCACTTACACCATTGTCTCCCCGACCCAAGCAACTTCCACGGTAGCGTTGGCCGGCACGGCAACCGCGACCTACCAGATTAACGTCGGCGGCGACGTTAGCTTTTTTGATTTTGGCTGGGGCATTGGCACGTGGGGCTTGAGCACCTGGGGCACGGCTCGTCCTGCCTCTGCTTCGTTGGCGTTGCTTGCCCGGGTTTGGCAGTTTGACAACTTTGGCCAGCTTCTTATTTTGCAATTGGTTGATGGCAGCATCTACGAATGGAATCCTACCTCGGGCCTCGGAACGCGGGCCACGGCTATTTCAGGCGCGCCCACTAAATCCAAGTTTGCGCTGGTATCGACCCCTGACAGGCACCTGGTGTGCCTTGGCACAGAGTCCACGCTGGGCGATCCAACAACCCAGGACCCGATGTTTGTGCGCTTTTCTTCGCAAGAGAACATCAATGAATTTGTGGCTACGGCGACCAACACGGCCGGCGGACAACGGCTCACGGACGGTAACGAGATCATTTCGGCGCTGCGCTCACGTGGTCAGATTTTGATTTGGACAGACACGTCCATTCATGGCCAACAGTTCCTCGGTCCCCCCTACACCTTTGGCTTCCAACAGCTGGGTGCCAATTGCGGGATCATCGGCCCCCACGCGTCTGCGGATGTCAATGGCGTGGCGTATTGGATGAGCAAGGACGCGTTCTTTGTGTTTGACGGCACGGTCAAGAAAATTCCTTGCACGGTGCAGGACTACGTTTTTGAAGATTTGAACATCGTACAGGGGACCGCTGTAAACGTGGGTATCAACACCCAGTTCAACGAGGTAACGTGGTTTTATCCGTCATTGAGCAGTGACTATATTAACCGCTTTGTGACCTACAACTACATGGAAAACGTCTGGTCAGTGGGCACTATGTCCCGCACGGCTTGGACCGACGTTGGCACTTTTGATAAGCCCTTGGCCGCCGAATATGACCCGCTCGATACCGATGCCACCATCACCACAATTTACGGCCTCACAGCAGGGCGCAGTTACCTGTACAACCAGGAAGACGGTGTGGATGCCAATGGCGTAGCGATTGACGCCTTCATATATTCAGGCTACTTTGACATTGGTGACGGGGATCAGATGCTGCTGATGCAAAAGTTCATTCCTGACTTTAAGGGTCAGGTAGGGGAGTTAATAGTGCGACTGCTTTTGCGTGCCTATCCACAGGCTTCTGCAGTGGCAAGCTCTTTGGACCCTTATACGATCACACCGACCACGCAGTTTGTCAGCACTCGCGCGCGCGGCCGCCAGATTCAACTGCGTATTGAAAGCGATGAGTTGAATGGATGGTGGCGCTACGGCACGCTGCGGGTGGATGTCCAACCGGATGGGATGAGATGAGCAAGATTACCAACGTCCGTCTGCCCAACGCAACTCAGTCGGGCTACGACCCACAGCAGTTCAACCAGTTGGTGCGTTCGCTTGAGCAGATCATTCTGCAGCTCAACAGCACCTACACCCCTATCGTCACGGAGGACAAGGACCAAGCGCAAGCCTGGTTCTTTGGAAAATAATGGCAAACGCATACAAACGCTACAACGAGACACTGGTGGCGGCAACGCCAAAGGTGGTCTTGACAGTTCCAGAAGCCACCACGGCCATTGTCAAGTCCATCTGGGTGGCTAACAACGCAGGCTCTTCCAGCAATATCGTTGTGACCTACGCTCCGGCGGGGGTTGGAATCCATTACCTGGTGCCCACCGCCGCGCTGGCCTCGAAAGCGTTTGTGGATTACATGAATAGCGGGGGCCCACTGGTGTTGGAAGCGGGGGATATCTTGTCCGTCACGTCCTCTCAGGGGGATGTTTACGTTGTTGTAAGCGCCCTTTTAGTGGACAGAAGTTGAGAATTTAATGGATAATCTTGCCATCAACGCGTCCTTTCCCGGCGCGCGGCCCATGAGGTCTTTGGCAAAAATTGGAAAGGACTATCATGGCAACTGAAGGAATCATGGCCTTGCCTCAAGGCATGGGCATGGAGGGCGAACAAGCCCAACAACAACCAACTGTTACCAGTGCGGACTCCTACGATGCCGCGATGACGGCGCTTGGCATAGCTCGCCCCGGAGAGGATGCTGCTTTAAAAGAGGCCATTCGCCAGAACATTGGTGACCTTCAGCTTACGCCAGGGCAGATTGACGTCCTCGTCCAGATTTTTGAATACGTCAGCCAGAATCCTGGCGACTACAAAAACCTGCTCCAGAAGATGATAGAAGCCGGTGCCCTTGATAAAGGGGACATGCCGGAAGAATACGACCCTGAGTTTATTGGCGCGATGCTCGCGGTGCTGCAGGAGATGCGGCAGATGCAGGGCGCTGGCGCACAGGAACCCATGGACCTGTCTCCTGCTGTTCAAGGCCTGCAGCCTGTAGGCATGGCCTCTGGTGGTCTAGCAGATGTCGGTCAATACCTTGCCTCTAAAGGGCGCGGCGGTGACAGCATCCTTGCCCACATCACCCCTGAAGAAGCTGCAATGCTCAAGCGCCGTGGCGGCTCAGGCACGATTAACCCTGCTACGGGTTTACCCGAATTCAAGGGCGGCGTTCTTGGTGGCATCGTAGACGGCGTCAGCAACGCTGTAAAAGGCATTGCAAACGTTGCCAAAGAAATACTTGGTAGCCCTGTTGGACGTGTTTTAGGCACTGTTGCTTTGGCAGCGGTCCTCGGGCCAACCGCCATTGGCCTATCCCTTGGGACAGCAGGAACGGCGGCACTGGCCTCTGGCGCTGTCAGCCTCGCAGGCGGAAGTAATCTCAAAGATGCCCTGATTTCAGGTGCCATGGGCTACGTTGGCGGTGGCGGCACGATCATGGGCGTAAGCCCCATGTCAGCTGTTGGCAGCTACTTGCCCGGCGCAGCCGGCAGTGCGTTGAACACAGGCCTGACAACCGGTTTACTTGGTGCGGGTATCGGCAAGTTGAGCGGCATGAGCACGGAAGACGCTTTGAGAATGGGCTTGATTTCTGGTTCATCCGCAGCGGCGATGCAAGGCCTTCGGAACAACGCTGTGCAGTTAGACGGGCCGGCTCCACCCGAGCCAGCAGCTGACCCGCTCTCCTCGACAGGCGTCGAGGTACGTCCTGTACCGGGCACTGCAAAGGACTTGCTAAACGGCACTAAGTTGGGGGACCCAACAGCCGATGCAACGGACATGGTAAACGCTTCGGGCCAGCAATCCTTGCCGGCTGACTATTCCCGGACGGATTTGGGCAGTAAAACTCCGATTCCAAGTACTCCACCTCCGGGAACACCAGCGCCCTCGCTCTTTGACAAAGCGGTTTTGGGCACCAAGAGTTTGTACAACGAGTACCTCTCGCCCAGCCGCGCGGGCCTGGCAGCGGATGCCGGCATCTTCACCAAATACGGCCCATTGGCAGCGGTAGGAACAGGGGCTGCGTACCTCATGGGCGGCATGGAAAGCGAACCTGACAACCCGAATCCTGCGTTCAACCGCAACTACACGGGCACTGACTACATGAGGGACAACCCTGACCTGTTTAAGGGGGGCCTCAGTACTTATACCAAGCCAACAACGCCAGACAACCCGATTGTCCCCACGCCGTCATACGCCTCAATTCCCATTGGCCAACCGGGCAACGTCATACCTACCGGCATAACGGGAAGTCCCGGCGGCGTGGCGCAGCCTTACAACATGTCAGGCCTGTATGGCGTGCCTCTTATCTACGGCCCTGACGGCCAGCCTCGTCGCATGGCCAAGGGCGGTGACGCCAAAATGACCAACTTTCCGCGTCACCAAGGCCCGATCAACGGCCCTGGCACTGGCACTTCGGATGACATCCCTGCGATGCTGTCGGACGGGGAATTTGTGTTTACAGCCAAGGCTGTCCGCAATGCCGGAGGCGGCAGCCGCCGTAAAGGCGCGGCTCGCATGTACAAGTTAATGAAGAAGCTCGAAGGCGGAGCCGTCAAGGGGAAATAAATGGCAACCGAAACCACCCAACAAATAGTCCGGGAAGCCCCGGAGATTGAAGCGTACAAGCTCAAGCTACTGCAAGAAGCCCAAAAACTGGCCTTCAACCAGAGCGGGGGCCAGACGCTTGCCCAGCAACTTCCTGGCTATCAAGTAGCAGGGTTTTCTCCCGCCCAACAGGCAGCTATTACGGCCGCTGAAAGACAGGGCGTTGGGGCTTTCACGCCCTACATGACCGCTGCCAACCAGGCACTGGGCAGCGCGTACAACACCACTGGCGAGGCTGCCGACATTCTGCGTCGCGCTGATACCCGCAACCAATTCACTGACGCTCAAAAGGCCATGGGCCAAGCAGGTGGGGCCACGGCCAATATCACTTCGGGCATTGGCCAGATCAACCAAGGCCTGGGCTACCTCGACCAGGCCGCGCAGCGTGCAGCTGCATCCGACACCACTGGGCAGTTTGGTAACGCCCGAGCAGACCTGAACACGGGCCTCGGCTCACTGGCCACGGCTCAAAACATGGCAGCCATGTCCAGCCAAGCCAATCTGCAGCCCGCAACGGCCGCGATTGCCCAAGGCATTGGTGGATTGACGCAAGCCCAGCAATTGGCACTTGGTTCTGGCGGTGCAGACTTCAGGGGCTCTCAGGCTTTGATGCGGGAAGCTGCCGGGCAGCTTCAAGGTACGCAGCCAAACTTCAACTACGCAGGCCAGCTGATTCAACAAGGTGTTGGCCAGGGTCAGCAGGCTGTCGGTATGGCAGCGCAAGCCGCTCGTCAGCCTGGATTTTTGGCCCAAAACGTGGCGCTTGGGCAGGCCATGGGTGCGGCCCGGCAGGCAGGTCCCTCCGACTTCAGCGCCGCCTACGGCAGTCTTCAAGGTGCGGGCACTGAGGCCGACATGGCCTCCAGCATGGCTGCGCAAGCTGCGCAGCAGGGGGGCTTTGGGCAAGGCGTAGGTAGTGCCTATGAGGCGGCACAGCAGTCGCGCCTTGCAGCCGCACAACCCGGCTTTAATCAGGCACAGGGCACGATTCAACAGGGCATTGGCCAACTTGGCGGAGCCACTCAAGGCTATAACCCTGCCTCTGCTCAAGCCTTCATGGACCCCTACAAGCAGCAGGTCATCGACGAGACGATGAAGCAAATGGATCGCCAGAGCGCGATTGCTGGCCAAGGCCTGGCAGCGCAAGCGGTAAGGTCTGGTGCGTTTGGCGGCGAGCGCGAGGGCGTTCAGCGCGCTGAGATGCAGCGCAATTTGATGGACCAGAAGTCCTCTACGATTGCCAATCTCTTGTCGCAGGGCTACAGCCAGGCGCAGGCGCAAGCCATGCAGGCATTTGAGCAACAGCAGGGCCGTCAGATGCAAGCGGGCCAAGGGATTGGCCAACTTGGAGGTCAACAGGCCTCTGTTGCTGCCCAGCAGGCGGGCCTTGGACAGAGTGCTGCCCAACAGCTTGCCCAGGCCGCGCAATTGCAGACTCAAGCAGCGGGCCAGCAGGGCCAGTTGGGCCTGCAAGCAGCGCAGCAGAAGTTTCAAGAAGCAGGTTTTGACGCGCAAACAGCCATGCAAATGGCTCAGTTGCAGCAGACTCAGGCCAGCCAAGCAGGGCAGCAATCGCAGTTGTTCCAAGGCATCGGCGGCGCGTTTGGCCAGTCTGCGCAAGCACAGGGTCAGTTGGGCCAGCAAGCAGCTCAGTTGGCCGCACAACAGGGTCAGTTAGGCCTGCAAGCAGGCTCGCAAATCGGTGCCTTGGAAGCACAGCGCGCGCAGATCGGGCAGGCAGGCGCTGGCCAGTTGGCCAACATCGGCCAACAAGTGGGCGCGCAGGCCGCGCAGCAGGCACAGTTGGGCCAGGCTGCAGCCGGTCTGTACGGCAACTTGGCACAGCAGCAAGTGGGTGCTGGCCAGGGCCTTGGTCAATTGGGTGTGCAACAAGCACAGCTTGGCCAGGGCGCAGCGAACATTTACCAGCAGGCCGCGCAGCAGTACGGCAACATGGCGTCTCAGGGCGGTGCTTTGGCTGGCCAAGAGGCGGCAATCAACCAGAACATTGCCAACCTGATGATGCAGCAGGGCCAGGCACGCAATCAAGCCGCTCAAACGGCTGCAGGCATTTACGGCCAGCAAGCGCAGCAGTTCCAGGGTCTTGGCCAGGGCATCGGCCAGTTGGCTGGGCAGCAGTTTGGCATTGGCCAGCAGCAGGCCCAGGGCCTTGGCGCGTTGGCCGGACAACTTGGCCAACTGGGCGTGCAGCAAGGCGCGTTGGGCCAAACGGCTCAGGCTTTGCAACAGGGCGACATGAATTTCTTGTACAACGTCGGTCAGTCGCAGCAGGCGTTCAACCAGCAGACGCTGGATGCACAGCGCGCTTCCGAGTTGCAAAAGGTCTACGCACCGTACCAACAGGCCGGCTTCTTGTCCGACATTTACAAGGGCGCACCGTCCTCACAGATGTCCACAACGGTGGCGAGCCAGCCGTCGGCAAGCCCGTTCCAGCAGGCGGTCGGCATCGGTCTGGGAGGACTCTCCACTGTCGCTGGCGCGCAAAAAGCTGGTCTTAAACTTTTCTAAGAGGTCGACATGAACAAAAAGATGATGAGCGAAGACGACGACATCGAAAACATGGGGATCATGCAGGGGTTCATGGACCTCATGGACGATGAAGGCGACGACGAGGGCGGTGAAGCCCCTGAGATGATGATGGAGCGTCGCCCTGACTCTCCTGAAATTCTGATGAACAACCTGCGGGGCGACATGCGCTCTATTGACGCGCGCCGTGATGAGTTGGCCGACCTTGTGGGTTACCAGGCCGCTACCGAGACGCCTGAGCAGGTGCTGGCAATGCTGCAGCCTATCTTGGCGCAGCAGGGCGGTGGCGGTATTGGCGCGCTTCCCCAATCACAGCCCATGGCCCAAGGGCCACAGCCCCCGATGATGGGCGGCGCTCCTGGTATGCCTCCTCCAGGCATGCCCCCAATGCCTGCCGACGCTGGCATGGCTCCTCCTCCTGATCAGGGCGGCATTGCCGCTTTGATGGCAAGCATGGGCGGCGGCGCTCCTAGCATGCCTCCCCCTGGCCCACCGGGCGCTCCGCCCGCAATGCCTCCTGGTGACATGCCTCCCATGGCCATGGCGCGTGGTGGGTACGTTCAAAATTTTCAAGCAGGGTCTAGCGAAGCGGGTGTGACCCCTGTTGATGAATCCAGCGACTCCAAAGAGGAATTGCTGATGTACCCGCCTGAACTCGTTACAGCTGCCAAGGCTCAGATGAGCGCCTTGATGGCCCAAAAACCTGCGGCTGTGCCAACACTTGCGGCCGGCATGAAGACGCGTCTGCCTGAATACGAAGCACTGCTTGGCGCTGACAAGGGCCGTGGCAACGCAGAAGCTCAGATGCTGTTTGATCTGGGCCAACGTGCGTTTAACTTTGCATCCAACACGGACGATCAAGGCCGCCAATTGCGCGGCGGCTTCTTCGGTCGTCTGGCCGGCGCGACCAAATCCTTGCCTGGAGCTATCGGCAAGCACGTTTCAGCCATGAACGAGATTGACCTAAAGCTCAAGTCGTTGGCATTACAAGCGTCTGAGAAGGACCAGGACCAGGTTGTGGCACAGAACACCAAACTGCTGGACACCAAGGCTGGTGTTTTTAAAGACATCCTAAAAGAGACCGCCAAGGTCGAGGCCGCAAAGCTCAAGGGCATGCCAAGCAGCATTTTTGGAAAAGGCGACTGGCAGTGGAATGTGGTCAACATGCCGGGCCTCATGGAGAGCTACGCTGCGGGTACAACAACCCCCGAGCAGGACAAGCTCGTTTCGTCCGCAATCACCGTGTTCAAAACACCTCGTTTTGAAACCACTTTTGATCCGGTCACGCGGATGCCATCCACAAAGTCAATGCCGGTAATGATCCCTGACTTTGTGCAGGCGGCAGAAGCTGCCCGTTTGAAATTAGGCAAACCCATTGCGGCGACTCCGGCATTAGCCCCTCCTGGCGTACGTGTGCAGGGCGGTTCAACAACTTCTGCAGAAAGTAGTGGAGCATCTGCTGCGCCTGCCCCTGCAGCAACCGCAGCGACTGAAAAACTCACCCTGTGGAATGACCGTTTCAAGATTGCAGGTCCTGCGGCTGCTGCTATTGCGGCTGTCTCAAGCATCCCTGGTTTGGGTGACCCCGCCGCAGCCATTACCTTAGCGCGTAAAAAGGCGGAGTTGGATGCTGAACGCTTGATTGAAGCCATGCTTAAAAGCACACAAGGCAGTGTTCGGGAACAAGAGCGTCTTGCAGGTGTCTACGACATTCGGCCTTCCGCCTTTATGGACCCGGATGTCTACGGCACGCGCTTGATTGCCCTTGGTATGGCCCTTCAGTCCGGCATCAAGGATTTTGACAAACAAGGTCGAGAGGGGTCTGACTTAACGCCTGATGACAAAGGAAAGGCCCGTCAAAAGGCCATGGAGTACCGTAAGTTTTATTCCGAGCTAGGGCTTCCACGAGCGGTTTACACTCAGGCAGAGGTTAATAAACTGGTTTCTGGAACGGAGTTTCTTTGGAAAGGCAGGACGCCTCTCAGGAAAGACTAGGTATGGCAGAAAAAACAGACAACCAAGACTCAG